GCAAGGCGCTGCTGCTCCGGGGTCATATCCAAATAGCAGGCCAGCAGGGCACGGGCATGGGTGCGAAAGTGTGACAGCTTTTTCATAACTCATTCCTCCCAGGGTGCAGGGGTGTGGTCGGTGCCGGTCAGGATGCTGGCAGGCATTCCATCGATGATGGTCATTTCAGCTTCTTTGACGTTTCTTTGCTCAAAATCCATTTTGTTTTCTCCTTTCTTTTGTGCACATCTACGATTTATAATCCAGATTTTACCATGCGCCGTTGGAAAACAAAATACGGATAAAATTTGTCGAATGGCGCAGACTTTTTCTGCGCCATTTTTTGTTAAAAACACACTGGTTTTATGGGGGTGAAAGTATGAGTTATTTTACAGCGAGCCAAATCGGAAAGGCACTTGCAAAAACGCGGGTGTCTGCTGGCCTGAGCCAAGCGGAGATTGCAAGGCGCATCGAAAAAGGAGAGCGCACCGTGCAGAGCTGGGAAAAAGGATGCACCAGCCCGGACAGTGACGAGATCATGGACTGGTGCACGGCGTGTGGCGTGTCGCCCATCACAGTGTTCATGGAGATGACCCACCCGGATCTGTACAAAGTGCCGGATGACGGAAAGGCGGACGATGAGCTAAACGCGGAGTTGCGCCGTCTCGTGGTAAGCCTGCCGCCACTGACAAAAAGGCTGCTTCTCTTCATACTGAAAGGCAGTCACGGCAGCAGCCCGCCTGCTGTGATCTCCGAGGTAGCCGCCAACCTGCACTGCCCACTCAACAACCGGGTCAGCGTGTGCGGAATCATCATCAACCAATACAATTTTGCCCAGAACATGGGATTAGACCCCTGCCCGGACGACCCACAGCCGCCAATAGACGATTTGAAGGTAAATTACAAGGCCGGGCGTGAAGCTTCGGAAAAAGGCGCGCAGAGTTACATCGGGCGAAAAAAGGAGTAAGCTATGAAATGCGTAAGGCCATGTTGCCGGAAGGAGATCCCGGATGGTGCTTCTTTTTGTCCGTGGTGCGGGAAGAAGCAGCCGGAGGCCGCCCCGCAGCAAAGAAAAAAGCGCCGCCGTCCAAAGGGCAGCGGCAGCGTGTATAAACTGAGCGGGACGCGGGCAAGACCGTATGTGGCCCTGACAGTCAAAAGGGACGTTCTGGGCACGTTTGAAACAGCAGGCGAAGCAGTACAAGCGCTGGACGCTTACAACGCCCAGAACACCCCCGCAGCGCGTCTGAAATGCACCTTTGCAGATGCCTATACCCAATGGAAAGCACAGCCCAAATTTGACAAGCTCAGCACGGACATGCAAAAAGGGTACGAGCTAGCCTATGCAAAGGCTGCTCCGCTATACGACCGACAATTGCGGGACTTAAAAGCGGCAGATTATCAACAGGTCATTGACGCAATGGTGGAAAAGGGGCTCTCCCGAAGCTCCTGCGAAAAGCAGCGCACGCTTTTTAGCCAGATCTGCGAGTGGGCAATGGCGCAGGACATCATAAACAAAAATTATGCCATGCTGCTGCAGCTCCCGGCGGTTACAGGAAAAGCGGAGCGCACTCTGACTGCGGCCGAGATAGAGCGGATCAGCATCTACCAGAATGACCCAAAATTCGGGCAGACGGCTCAGATCGCCATGGTGCTGCTGTACACCGGTATGCGCATTGATGAACTGCTCTCTATGCGCTGTGAGGACGTGCATCTGAAGGAACACTATATGCAGGGCGGCGAAAAGACCGAGGCAGGCAAAAACCGCATTATCCCGATTCTTGAGCCGATTTACAAGACGGTAGCTTTTTGGATGCTGAACAGCGGGTGCGAATGGCTGATACCATCCAAGGCCGGCACAAAGCTGGACAAACGCAATGTGGCTACAAAATTCCGAGCCCTGATGCAGGAGTGCAATATAGAGGGTGTGCATCCACACACCCTGCGTCACACGGCCAGCAGTAAAATGGTGGAGTGTGGTCTGGAAAAGACCGCCGTGCAGGCCATCTTGGGTCACAAAAATTTCTCAACCACGGCCAACAAGTACGTGTCCCACAACGACCCAGCCTATTTGTTGCAGGAAATGCAGAAGATGAAGTACTGATTTGTTAGATTGTTTGTTAGATTATCACGTTCATTCAGGAGATTTTAAGGCATTTCAAGCAAAAAGAAAAACGCACGGACGATTCGTTTTTATCGTTCGTGCGTTTATTTTTGGAGCTGGTGACAGGAGTTGAACCTGCAACCCACTGATTACAAATCAAGTTTATTTGACGTATCAATGTAAATAACTATTGATTTGTTGAATTATTGTTAGACTATGCACATCGTGCCCAAACGCTGAAGCTTATGTAAAAATAGCACATTTTATGTCTTTTTACAAGTCGCTTATCTTCCGCATGACCAGCTCATACTCTTTCGGATATGCAAGCTTTATTGCGTTCATGTGCTCGTCAAGAACCTGCATCAGACCGCCGAAAGGAACAGAGCTGGCAGCCGCCACAAAGTCGCTTTGTGGTTCCGCTGCTGTGGAGTACGCCGCCCGGTAATCCGTGGGCGACAATGCCTGGGTCTGCGTTTCAGGTGCGTGCGCTTCTTCCAGCTCGTCCCGCACAGTGCAGAGGGCGGCAAGCTTTTCCACGCTCTGCCAGTCCGTCGAACCGCATTTCAGCTTGTGAATGTGGGTGTTGATCTCGTCAATGTCCATACCTGCCGCCCCCTTTCTTATGCATTGCGCAAGATGTCAGCTGCCCGCTTGTAGGCGTCACGCTCTGCACCGGTGGCTTCCTGCATCATGTCCTCGATGTCAGAGATCATGCGCTCACGGCCATCCGTGCGGGAGTAGTGCCCGCGCACATAGTGACGGCCGCGGTTGGCATAGCTGTTGCCACGGTTGTAACCGTTTCCGGCATCGCGGCCGAAAGTCCCGCGCATGTCAGCTTCCCACTCGCCTGTTCGGCTGTACTCGCCGCCCTCGCAGTAATCCTCGATGCGGTGGATGTCCAGAATGATATCCACGATCTCGCCGATCATCTCGATATCACCCGGAGAGCGGTTCTTTTTGTCGGTAAGCTCCATGAGCTCGTCGCACATCTCATCCTTCAGATGATTCAGTTTATCCAGCATGACTTTATCTCCTTTCTTATGCTACCCGCTCAACGATCAGGTTGCTATTTGCAATGCTGACTGCCTGCGTACTGGTGTTTTTAACCGCCACGGTCACGCAGCAGCCACGCGGTACCTCGATGAAAGCAGCCACGAAAACGTTGAAGTAATTTTCGACTGCCGCCGGGGTGACAATGGCGGTCGCACTGGTCAGCGACTCACCGCCGACAGCCAGCGCCACGGAAACGGGCCCCACAGTGCCGCCGGTGGGAATGGCGATATTGCCGCCAAAGCTTACTTTGAAACGGGCCCGGCACTGCCCGCTGGTCAGACCGCGCAAGGTCACAAGGCCGCTTCCCTCACGGTGCACGATACAAGCAGGGGCTTTCACTGCGGTCTCGGTCAGGGGAAGGTTTTCACCCGCCGCCACGATGACGGTGTTGGAGTTGCTAAATTCAGCCATTTTATCGGCTCCTTTCATAGAAAAACGCCGGGACTGCTGCCCCGGCGCTCTGGTTTGCAAAATCAGCTCAGGGGCTGAACATTTTGATGTGGGCATTTCCATTTTGGAAACAACCACTCAAAAAGCTGTCGTGATTCGGTTATGCGCAGCTGCCGCAGCCGGTCCCACAGCCATAGTAAATGGCGTTGGGGTTAGGTACCTGATAGGCAGGCACGGGAGCTTTCTGCTGCAGAGTCCCGATGATCTGGTTGGTCTGCGCGTTCATCGCGGTGGTCAGGAACGCGCTCTGGCGATCCTGAGAAGCAGCCCGACGCAGCTCGTTGTTCTCGCTCTGCAGGGTGGCGATCTTATCATTGGTCAGGAAGTCGAGCACCGCGCGGGTGTTGCTGTTCTGATTCTCGATGATGTCCCGGGTGTTGTTGTTCATGGTGTTCTGCGTTGCGCAGAAGCCCTGCTGCATCTGGTTCCGGGTGTCGCACTCCTGAGTGGCCAAATTGTAGTTGACTCCCTGGATCGCGGTCTGGGTCTTGCAGCAGCAGTCTGCCAGCTGTGTAGCCAGAGCATTCTGCCCCTGCATCAGTGCAACGTTGGTGCTGTTGAAGCCCTGCTGCATGGCGTTGGTGACGCCGTTCAGGCCCTGCTGCACGCCGTTGAAACCCTGAAGCATTCCGGTGTTCATGGCATAGAAACCATCACACAGGCCGCTTTCCAGCCCGTTCAGCTTGTTCATAACGCTCTGGTTGTCGAAGCCGCGCTGCAGGTCTGCCTGGGTCACTGCGCTGGTCATATAAGGCGAAGCGCCGCCCATGCCGCCGCCCATGCCGCCGCCCCAGCCAAAGCCGCCCATGCCGCCCCAGCCGAACATGCCGAAGATCAGAAAGAGGACGATCCAGCCCATCCAGTCGCCGCCCCAGCCATTGAGGCCGTTGCTGTAGCCGTTGGCGGGCTGTACCGGCATAGTCAGAACCGTGCTATCAGAAGAAAGAGACATAGTTTTACTCCTTTACGTTAGATTTTGAAATTTATTCTAAATGCGGCCGCATTTCAGAATCCAAACATATTTTTCATGCCGTTGAGCATCGGCGCGATCTGCTGCGCCCGCTGCTGAATGGCGTTGAGCTGCTGCTGTGAGAGCTGGCCGGATGTGAGCATCTGGTTTATCATCTCCTGCGGGTTCTTTCCCTGCATCTGGCCCATAAACTGCTGGAACTGCCCGCCAATGGGGTTCTGGGTCTGTCGGCCCATCGAGTTGTACAAGCTGCTGCCCATCGTTTAGCCCTCCTTTTCCGGCTCTGGTGCTTCTTGCTTCTCCAACGCCGCCAGCTTTGCCGCCAACTCGTCGAACTCCTTGCGGGTGACATACTCCCCGCCTGCGGCTTGCGTGGCTGCAATCGACGCTTTGGGGCCGCTGGTGCGCTCTTTGTAATCGTAAATGCGAAGAGGGAACGGCCTGCCGTCCTGCCCCACTTCTTTGATGTAGAAGGTATCGGAATCGGCATCCAGTAAAAGCACTCGGCTCCCGTTGGCTACCAGATAGCCCCGGGCAGCCGCTTCGCCCTGTACCCAAATAAAGCCGCTGTCAGTCGGTGCGGTCTGCCCCTGCATTGTCGGCATCATGACGGGCTGGGGCTGGTACTGTGCTGCCCTGAGCTGTTCCAACTGCCCTTGCGGCTGTTGCGGGTAAAATACTTGTGGGTATCCGTTATAGATCGGCATGGATCAGTCCTCCTTGTACCAGTAGTAGATCGGGCATTCTGCGCCGCTGTCCCAGCTGTCCCACCACGCGCCGTCGATCACGGCCAGAACGTGGCCGGAGCAACCCAGTACATACACGCCGCACGGATACTCCCGGGCAAAATCTGCCACGGTGTAACAGGTGGTGCAGTCTGCTTCCACCATGCGGCGCTTGTAACCCTGTTTTTGAAGATACGCGCCCCATGTGCGGTTGGCGCTGGGCATATCGCCGAGGGCGTAACCGGTGAGCGCCAGCGCAATATACGCCTGCTCCCAGCTCTGACCGGTGGCCGCAGCTACCGCCCGCACTACGCAGTCCCCGACGCTGCTCCCGCGCGGGTTCGGGTTAAACTTGTGCCACATGGCACCCCCTCCCTTTGTGCCCAGTGTACTTTTTTAAACCGCCGTGAGAGACAACGAACGCACAACGAAGGACAAAAAAGAAAAGCGCCCACACAGCACAGGGGTGTATGGGCGCTCAAACATTTGCACGCAACGCGTATAAAATTTTCAAAAAAGCCTTGGCAACTACACGCAATGCGTGTATAATAAAGACAGTGAAAGACCCCGAACAAACACATGGAGGTAACAATTATGAAAAAGCTTACTGCTGACGAGTTTGCAGCCAAGGTTATGGCCACTGGCACCGAAATCGAGTACGGCAACGGCGTTTGGATGATCTACGCGCACCTGACCGATGATGGCGACGTCAAAACCTCTCATCTGGACGCTCGCGACCTGATGGTCACTACCAGCATCGAACTCTCCGATGAAGAGGGTGAGGCACTCATGAACGGCAATCTGGACGACGTTGAGAGACAGGCCGTAGTGGAAGACCTTTACCCGAAGTATCTTGAAGCTCTGGAAGATATGGAGTAAAGAAAAGTCCCCCAGACGGCGCGCGAACACCGACTAGGGGACTTTAGTGAAAGACACCTCACACGGAGGTATCTATACTATACAACAACACATATCAAAAATCCATAGGAGGCCGATTATGTACACAGCTGAACTTTTTTCAATGGCAAACGATCCAAAGGCGGTAAAAGAGGTGTTCTTAAATAACGTCACCCTCAGCATCCCGGAAGATGCCGCCGGGTGCGTAGATCTGGACGCCGAGAAGGCAAGGCTGTCCACCATCTGGGATTTAGCTCATCTTCCAATGCGTGAGCTAGTGGACCGCACTGGCCTGTCGCAGACCGCTTTTGCAAAGCAGGCGGGCGTCCCGCTGCGCACCGTGCAGGACTGGTGCGGAGAAAAGCGTGCGTGCCCCACATACGTCCGATTCCTGTTGGCCGAGCATTATAATCTGCTATAACCTTAACCAGATAAAATCCGTGGGCTGTGGTATAATAAGGGAAGAAAGCCCTTAAAGAAAGGAGAATTATTATGGATGCAAGAATGATTAGTTTTTGGGGTTGCGAAACCAACCCATGCGCAAACCCCGATACGGCAAATAACGGAGGGGGATACTCTCAGCCGTCTGGAGGCATCCTTGTTGCCCTCGAAAACGGGGAGTATCTTACTGTCACCGTGGACGATATGTCTTGCGGCGATTTTGGCAGCAGAATCGGTTGGACTATCGACAGTTCCGACAGTCGTAGATGGGGCGGCTGTTATGGCACCATGGACGATGCCATGGTGGACAATGACTGGACAGAGGAGTCTCTGGACTCAGTGTCTGGCGTGTACGGGATTGATGCCCGTGCAATGTTGTCTGATGCGGTCTTGGCTGTGCATATTGCCGCATAAAGAAACCCCCGATGCTCCAAACGGAACACCGGGGGCTTTGTGCTGCCAAAACAGCAAAGTCTAAAATCAAGAGCGGAACTGCCCACAGGCAATGCCGCTCTCTACAAAGGCCGTAGCCTTTCAAGTCTAAAGGCGTCTCCCGCATGGTACGCACTATAAGTAGGCAGGCGAGAGACTGTATCAACGAAAAAGACCCGCCATGATACGCATCGTCGAGAGGCTTGACGGGTTCAGATATCCACCCTAATGCGCTTCTTTGAGAGGCCGGGTGGATTTGTTGATGTTATTATACCACAATCAATCCGTCACGACAAGAACCAGCGCAGGGCCGTTGACGCTTACCGCTGCGTCCTGATAGGGCTCAACAACGGTCGTTTTCACGCCCTCGCGTTTGCGAAGCTCTGTAATAAGATTTGCGGTCGGAAGATTTTCGATGTTCACGGTGAGCTCCTTTCGTCTAGCTTTTCATCAATAATTTTCAGCCTATTGCCGATTGATGTCCGACAATACGGCACACGCGCTGCAATATCAACTTGGCATAGCTGGTCAACGTACCGCAACCGGGCGATTTTCCGGTCATACCTCCCAAGCGGCGCACGTTTTATCACAGCTTTTATCTGTTCTGCATTAAGCCCTTGCAACGCTGGCGGAAAGACTATGCGAGCCGCCGCCACAGGCAGCACCGAGCCAAAAAGGCTGCGGCAGCTGTCCGGCGTTGCGCACCATTACAGGGACGTTACCGAGATGATATGTTTTCGTGAGGCCACGAAAACGTGCGCATACCATTTTCGTGATGTCACGAAATTGCTCTTGTGCGGCGTACATTTTGTTGGTGTCAACAAAATGCTCGTATGTAGTGCTTGCCATGATATCACTCCTTATTGTGAACAATGAGATAACGAATTGCGGAAATTTTGACGATAACGCTATCGTCCGGGTTGTTTTGTTGCACACCGCTGAGCGCAACGTATTCGCCATTTATCCACAAAATATTTCCTTCCAACCGCATGAGCCATTTTCCGCTGCCATCGAAATCAGCGGCATGATTATCCAAGTCGATTTCGAGGTAAAAACCATCGTTCTGTTTTGCAAAGTATTTTTGCAGAACAGAAACGATTTCTTCCAAACTCATGTTTTCAGAATCAGCAATGACTTTGATGTAGTGATAATGAAACATTTTTTGCCTCCTTACTGCGTGATTTCCTCAGCGTTCGCCTTGTCCTCAGCGTCCAGTGCATCGTAGTACGCCTGTGCAAGGGCTTCCACCTCTGCAATGTCGTTTTCCGTCAGCAGGCCGCTATCCAGATGGGTGTACGCCTTGTCCAGCCAGTATGCCACGTCGCGTCTTGCAGAAATCTCCCGCTTGATGGAGCGCAGGGTCAGGTCATGCCGGGCTTTGGATTTGATAGCCATAGTCAGTCCTCCTTTAGGTCATAGACGCGATTGCGTCCTCAATGCGTTTGATTGCGATGTTCACGTCCCTCTGATACGCCAGCCGGATTCCGGCACCATCACCAGCCTGCACCACCGTGTCAGGGCCGTACGCGGTGAGGGCTTTGTAGGCGGCGAGTTCAGCAGGGGTGAGCGGCGTCTCAATGGGAGTGGTGAGAATTGCATTCTGCTCAGTCAACGGCTTTGTGCTGTCGAAAGCCGCTTTATCCACCCTCTGCACCTTCACCCCTCTCTCCAAGTCCACCTCGTCGCACACCCACTGTTGGCCCGTGCTGTCAGTGTAGTTGCCACCAGAGGTGACAGGGATGCCGGGTAAGCCAGTGGGTGTGGGAAGGGTGAGGAGCTGTTCACGGTAGGGGGAATAGGCGGTGACGGTTGTGCCGAGTTCGAGCTGAGCTGCAATCGTAAAATCGACGGTTGCCCCTTTAGGGATATTCACTGTAAACTTCAAATAACCGGGGGAATCAGGTCTGTTAAAAGCGCCAGTATCATACGGCTTTGAGCCAGTACAACTCAGTCCCAGCGTCACAAAATCGCTGTACTGTATAATAACACCGTCCAGGATTTTGCCAGCTCTTACAGTTATTGACATTGTTACGTTCGACTTCACAGATAGAGGTATTTCTTGTCTTGCATCATATATATCTGCTACCTCTGTAGCTGTACCGTAAACGTGCACTAACTGAGATGCCACGTTGTAGTCCATCGTAACACCGTTTTTAGCAATTCGCGTGTCCTTCTCATAGGGCTGAATCAGATTCTTCCCCGTCACCTTCACCGTCAAACTCCCGCCGTCACCAGCGCTCACGATAGGTATGGGTGCATCCGGCGTGGGTGTGCCGTCCTGCGTGCTCTTGCCGTACACGGTCAGGCCGCGCAGGGGCGCAGCGAACGCATCGTCAACGGCGACGGGGTTGCCTGTCTCAGTGCCTACAAGGATGTTCTGCCGCGCCTTGACTGCGCTGATCGCGTCACCTGTAGCTTTTGCGTCAGCGGCTTCGCCCTCGTGGGTGAGGGTGGTGTCCAATGCTACAGCAGGGCCGGGGTCACCCTTCTCGCCTTTGAAATCGCCGTTTGCAATGCCGTCCTTGAGCTCCTGCAGGCTGTCAGCGGCTTCCTGAGCGCTCTGGCTGGCACTGCCCGCACTGGTGACTGCTTCACTGGCGGCGGTCTGGGCTGCTTGTGTGGAGGTTTCCACCTGCTGGAGAGCCTCGTCCCGGGCCGTATCCACAGCCTGCGTGGCGGCGGTCTGCTTGTCACCGATGGCTTTCAGTGCGTCTTCTTTGGCGGTGATGGTGTCAGAAAGAGCCTGCCCGGCCTTTTTGGCAGATGCCCCGGCCTGCTCTGCTGCCGTCTGTGCCTCGGCCTTGGCCTGCTCTGCGGCGGTGGCATCGGTGTGCACGGCATCCACCAGCTGCTGCCATGCAGGCGTGCCCGGTTCCGGCTCTGTGCCATCCTCTGTGCCGGAGTTGGCGCTGACACGATACCGCAGGTCTGCACTAGTGACGGTCTTTGCGCCGTCACTGCCTTCAAAGGTGACGCATCCGCTCCCGGGCTGTGCGGTCACGCTGGCGGGCACGTCCACATAGCCGTCCACCACCAACGAGGATGCCGGGTCTTTACCGCCCGGCACGTGCCAGAAGCAGCGGATAGCCAGCCCTTCCCACTCGACGGAAGCGGTGACGGCAAGGCGGTACACACCCCGGTTTTTGGTGTAGCCAAAGCGCACCAGCTGCTCATAGCCGGGCAACTTTGCCGTGCCGTTGGATGCGAGAGATACGCTTTGCTCGATCATAAATTACTCCTTGTTGATGGTAGGCTTCTTGTCTGCCAGTGCCTTTTTCATCATGCTGACGGCCTTTTCGATCACGCTGTCCAGCACTTCATCGGTGATGAAAGGCTTCAGCCAGTCCGGCAGCGCGCCGCGCAGCGCGGCAAAAACCTGTGCCTTTTTCTTTGCGCCCTGACCGCTGCCCATGATGCTGTCCTCAGCGATGGTCACGAGCTCCAGCGCCCAGCGCTTAACGTACTGCTTGTAACCCAGCCGGATAGCACCAACGGCCAGCGCGGCAAAGCCAATGAACATCAGTACCAGTGCGATGGGTGCGGGGATAAAGTTAAACATTGCTTCCATGATTTGTTACTCCTTTCAGTAGGTAGTTGTTGATATCGGATTTGCTTTTTTGCATACCTTCGCGGTTATTGCCGGACAGCTGCGAGTCCAGAAGATTTTGCACGCCAACAAGGACGAGACGCATCTCTTCATCGAGGCCGTCAAAGCGGCGCAGGTCTCTTGCAAGGGCCTGTGCGTGCTGAAGCTGTCCCTGTTCCAGCACGCCAAGCCTTTTTTCGAGCGTATCCATTCGCTTGTTCTGCGCATCGTCGGGGGCCTGTGCCTTTTTGATGTACTTGTGGATGATGTCCAACACCTTGTCGATGGTGATGACCGCAGCGCACAGGCTGCCCAGAATGCCCAGCACCCACAGTAAAGCTTCTTTTTCGGTCATTTACCCTCCCGGAGACGGGTCAGACCCTTCTTGCTGATGATACCCGCATAGTCCTTGTATGCGTGGGACATGTCCACGTTAGTGGCCACACCGGGTACACGCGCCGTGCTGGTGTACTGCCACATGCCAAAGGGCCAGCTGGGAGCGGGCTTCTTCGTGCGGTAGGCAGCCAGCCACACGTCGTAAGGCTTCAGGGCTGCGCCGCCCATGTACAAGAAGGTGCTGCCAAACCACAGGCCGGTGTAGAGCATGGCGTACATGCCCCAGCTTTCCACCGTGCCCAGCATGTAAGCTGTCAGGTCGGTCAGCACATCCTTGCCCAGCGGCTTCTGCACCTCGTCCTCGATGTCCACGGCCACCGGCAGCTCAAAGCTCCGGCCGGTGAGCAGCTTCTTGAAGTAAGCCAGCTCCTTGTCGGCCTGTTCCCGGTTGACCGCTTTAAAGTAGCCATACACGCCACAGGGTATGCCCAGCCGCTTGCACTCGCTGTAATTGCGGGCAAACTGCGGGTCGGTGTAGGGCGCACTGGGTCTGCCCGCTGCACTGTTGCCCATGGCGCGAATCATCACGCCGTCCACCTTGCCGCTTGCCTTGACCTTCTCCCAGTTGATTGTGCCCTGATATCGGGACACATCCATGATTTCAGCCATAGCGTCCTCCTTACTGCGTGATCTCCTCAAAGCCGCTCTTGATGAGAATCGCCTTGACCTTCTCCTTCAGCAGGCGAGGGCAGCGCTCATACAGAGCCTTTGCGTCCTCCATAGTCTCAGCAGACATAATTTCCTGTGCCCATAACATTGCCATCATAAATACCATCCTTTCGATTCTTTGTGTGATTTTATGCATAAACAATCTCGCTCATTTCAAGCAAGCATTGCTTGAGCATCTTGTTTTCTTTTTGCAGTGCCTCCACCGTCTCCGGCAGCTTCTCCCGGGCTTCGGCCTTTTTGCGTGCTTCTTCCTGCGCGGCCAGCTCTTCGGCGGTGTAGCGGATGTATTTCTGGATGGGCACCTGTTCCACCCATTCCTCCTGCGCCTGCACGCCCGGACGGTCAACGACCTTCTGCACGTCCTTACCGCCGTTGGGGTACTCGGTCACGGTCTCCCAGTGCCACTGCTCCTCCACGCCCTCTACGGCGGGATGGATGACTTCTTCGGTGCTGGTGGTCAGATACCCAAGCGTCAGGTCCGGGTTTTCCAAGACCGCACCGTTCTCGTCAATGATCTTCATGGTTCAAAACCTCCTTTCTCAGGCCACGCGCCGCCAGATGTGCACATAGTAGGCGGCGGGCTGCACGGTGCTGCTGCGTCCGTAAATAGAATTCGAGCGGGAAGCGTCGAAATACAAATCTTTCGGGACACTATTGGTGACAGCAGCATCAGCACCGCCATAAGAACTAAATACCCCTGTGTTATAGAAAGCGCCTGTCATTGTAGCTCCACTTTCAGAAATGAATGAATTGTAAATATTTTCTAACTTAGGCACAACAGAGCCAGTAATATTCGGCAAACCGGCTTCGACTGTGGTACCCGCTGCGTGGGCGTAGGACGCACCCATCAGCGCCCGGTTCTGTGCAATCTCCTGCCATGTACCGCCGAACAGTGCGGCGGGGCTGGTGGGGTCTTCCGAAATCCAAAATTTGATTTTGGCATGGTCTTCTGCCAGAGCGTCTGCAATCAAGGTCTTTACAGCGTCTGCGCTTATCACGCCTTTCAGCGCATTGCCAACAGCTTTTGCGTCAGCCGGAGCGCCCTCGACGCTTAGCGTCTTGTCGGTGCTCACGATGGCGGCAGCCCTGTCCGCTTCAGCTTTGGCAGAAGCGGCAGAGCTTCCCGCGCTCTTTGCGTCTGCGGATGCTGACTGTGCGCTTTGGGCTGCTTCGGCGGCGGAGGTCCGGGCGGCGCTTTCGCTCTCTGCAGCTGCTGCGGCCTTTTTCGTCGCGGTGCTGGCTGCTCCGGCGGCGGTTTGAGCGGCCTGCAGGGCGGCCTGCTGCTGGTCTGTCACTTCCTCGGCGTACTGCTTGACGTACTCCATGCCTTGTGCAATGTCCTCGCGGACTTCCACGCCGCGCTCAGCCTTACGGATTCCCGCAATGGCTTCATCAAAAGTTTTATCCATAAAACACCTCCTGTCTCATTAGCCTGACATGTACCCTTTGAGTGATCGACTCAAATCGTAAGCATCGGACGCTTTGCGTGCACTCAAAGCCTGCAGGTCGCTGATGCTGGAAAAATCAGTGCCAAATGTAAACTCCTTTTTATCCGGCGAATCCAACGGCTCAACAAGCTTGGAACACAGCAGCCAGGTATCTACACCATGCGGTGCAGAGAAAATGTGCGTTTGCTTTCCAATTGCAATACGGCTGACATCAATATCAGCGTCTTTCAAATCGACCGCTTTGACCGTCATACCGTTCAGATAACGCAGATTTTTGGCAAGTTCTTCCTCTGCCGCATCCAGCAAAGACTGCGGCGTGCTTTCGATGCCTTCAATAAAGATCACTTTTGTGATGATGCCAAAAAGCTTTTGCGCAGCCAGATCGTTTGCGGTTTCTGTGATGGTCTCGCCCCACGAAAAAACAAGCCACGATTTCTTTCTGGCACCTACCGCGATCACCCGCGTGTAGATATCCTCTGCTTTGACGTTGTTGGTCAAATCCAGCAGGTTTGTTCCAAAAGCCACCGTCTGGCTGTTTTTATCGGTGATCGCCTGAAGATAGTCCAGATACCGGCGCGGTTTTCCGTTAGGATCCTCTGCATGGCGCAGCACCAGATATCCGCCGTACTTTTCAACCAGCTCACTCTGCAAGATATCCCATGTAACGCCATAGTTTTTTCCATCGCCAAAGCTGTATGTAGGTTCCTTCACATCAAACAAAAAGCGGGGATCCGTCTTGCCGTTGATAGCAAGGATGTATTTCCCGTTTTGCTCGGTGATCTTAAAGGTCTTGGATTCAGATGCCTGCTCAACGTTATAAATGGAGTACGTGCCAAAATTCTTGTTGCAAGTACCGCAGACGATTTCGGCTTTTTTCACTTCGACCTTTGCAGCGTACGTTTTGCCCTTTACATAGGCTGCAAACAGACGCACGCGGAAATTGTTGCTTCCAATCCGTGAAATAATGCGACCTTCCGCAATGTGCTCTTCATCGATTTCCCAGCTCAGGCAGGAAGCTTTGTTGATCTCTGTTTCCTCATAGAAAATATTCGTCTTTCCATCCACGGGATCTACAATTCCCCAATGGTAAATGTAATCTCCATCATTAGAATCGTAGCTGTAACCCACCTGCACGACTTTGATGCCGTCGATATAGGGCACGATCATGGGAATGTCCATTTGCACATTGCCGGGAGTAAAAGCTTTGTATGCATCTACCATTCCGTTGTGGTTATCGCAGATCCATTCCAAAAACTGCGAAAAGCTCACATTTTTTGCAGCGTACGGCGCAAGACCGCTATCATTCAGATACGCAAGCTCTCCTTCGCAGTAGATTTTCTGACGCATCAAAAAATCCTGCTCATGGCTCATAGGACGGCCCTGCCAGATGGAAACGCCGTCCTGTTCCACCTCTACCGTAGTGCGCAGCTTTTGCAGTGCAGAGTGTGCCACATTGCCCAGCGGCATGGTAAACTCAAAAGAGCCAGCTTTACCCACTTCGCGGGTCAGCGTGGGGCTGATGAGCTTTTTCGTGTCGGTAATGTCGCTGATATCGTGGATACAGACCTTAGTTTTCCATGTGTCTACATCCGTCTGCACACCAGCATAGACTTTATAGCTCATAGGCTTGCCCCCAAATACTTGATGCTGATGCTGCAGTCTGCCGATGCAGCAAAAACGAGGGTGCCCACCACGCCATCTGGCATAGTAAGCCCCTCGATATACTGCCAGTCGGTGGACTTGGCCAGAATGCCCACTTCAAAGCCATTGAGAGACACCGCGATGTTTGCGGCGGTCTCGCTGCGCTGGAAGTAGATGCCGGCCGCACGCGGTGCACCGGTGATGGACACCTCTTTGTCCTCGCCCGCCTTGAGCGGGATATCCGTGTAGTTGCGCACAATGTCCGTTTCAAAGTTGAAGTCATCCCACAGCCAGTCGTTGGTGCCGTCGTAGACGCTGCGCTTGAAGGGGTTGCAGGTGCCGATGATGGTAAAGGCGCTGGAAAGCCGGTCGCGGGAGGGTGTGACTTTCCAAAGCCCTTCCCAGTACCACGCCGGGTCTTCATCAAAGCGGCACTGTAGCCACTTGCCATGAATGGCATTGGCAATGGTGCTTTCGATGTAAGGCCACTTGCTTTTTGGCGCGTTGCACAGCAGTTCCATGGTGATGGTGCGCTTTTTATAGTGCACCTTGCCATCGTCCCATGTGGTCAGGTTCAGCAGTGAATCAGATCCGGTGACCTGCACAAGGTATTCTTCCGGTTCTGCCGCTCCGATTTTAGGGCTGCCTACCTTGAGGTACAGCCCCCAATCTTTCAGGGTGTGAAAATTGCCGATTTTTGCCCCCAGAAGCTTTGCCATTACACACCCCTCGCTTTCCGTTCCACTGTCACGCCGATGCGTGCATCTACGTTGGTCGCCATGCGGGTCGACAGCACGCCCACCAGTTCACCGGAGTCCATGACCACCTGACCCTTGCCGATGTCCGGCAGATGCTCGCCCAGCATCCCCTCGATGCGTTCCAGAATGCTGGTCTGCCGGTCAACAATGGACTGCTGGCCGGTAACGCGGTACTGCAGGGCCGCACGGGTGGAGAAGGTGCCCAGGCTGTCATACATGCCGGTTTTGTCAAAGGGGCTCTGGTAGTGGCTGACAGGCTTCTGATTATTCTTCTTGTCCATCCACATGGCAAGGCCAATGCCGCCAGCGACAGCGCCCACGCCCAGGATCAGGGCGAGAATGGGATTTGCTGCAACGAAAGACACGATGGTGCCCAGCGCAGACGTGATGCCACCTGCCATGCCGGAAAAGCTCTGCACGATGCTGCCTAGTGCTCCGCCCACGCCGCCGGACTTTGCAAGACCGTCGATGATCTCACCAAAAGCCTTGACCGAGTTGGTCACACCGTCGATATCGGATTTTACCCCGCCGTCAGAAAAAAGCTTCTGGAAGATATCAAATGCCTTGCCGATGCCACCGCTGAAGTAGCCCTCGTTGACCGCGGTCAGTGCGTCCGTAAGCCACTTAGAGATCACGTCACGCTGCCCCTGCGACACTTCGCCCCAGATCAGATTGACAAAATCCAGCCCAAGACTTGCCCAGTCGCCGTTTTTGGCGTCTTTGAAGGTGTTCTTTACCAGCCCGAAAATGCCCTTATCCAGCTGACCGGAAGCCTCGCTCAGCTGCTGGTCAATGCGGCTCTGGGTGCCCTTCACGCTCTTGTCAATGAGGTTGGAGGTCTCCGTAACCTTGTCTTGAACGCCGTCGATGTAGGTGATGATCTTCTCGTAGGTCTCCGCGCCGTTCTCGCCGACGCGCTGGCCGGTCTCTGTGACGGTCTTCTTGATATGTTCGCTGCCGTCCGCGTACTTTTCCACCGCCTGCTGCACCTTTGTGGTGATGCCGTCAAAGGTGGTTTCCGAGACGTTGGTAAAGGTGCCCAGCAGCGTTTTTGACATGTCGTCGTAGGTCTTTGTGACCTTTGTGACCGTGCCGTTGACTTTGGTCTCGACCTGCTTAAAGGTTGTTGCAACACCGTTCACCATCTCCTTGCCGGTCGTTGTGGTGGTCTCGGTGATGCGGTCTTTGATCTTGCCGGAGCTGTCCTTGACCTTCTCGGTAAGGGTCTGGATGCTGGTGGTCACAGTGCCCAGCGCATTCTGCGCGGTGGTGGTAGCTGTGCTGGAGATGGACGAAATGACCGTTTCGGTGGTGGACTTGGAGCCGGAGGATCTGGATTTTTTGCCAGCGGAAGAGCCAGACGGGCTGGTTGTAATGGAGCTGCCTCTGTTGCCACTGGCTGCTGCCGCTTCCGCCTGACGCTCCGACCAGCTCTTGTTGCTGATGCCAATGCCATTTAATGCATTTTCCCGCATCCTGTTACGGTTACTCTTCCGGTTATTTGCATCCGCGTACTCTTCGTAGGTATCGAAGTCTGCTGTGGCGGCTTTTCCGAGAAAACGGTTGAGTTTATAGCTCAGCTGATCCAGCCATGTGGTGGCTTTGCTTGCGAAGTCCTTGAGAGCGTTTTTTGCCGTGTTGATAGGCTCCGTCAGGCCGGTGATCGCGCCTGCGAGACCAATCCAGCCGTCCGTTTTGTAAGCTTCCTGTGCTGCGACGAGCATGTCGTTCAGATTGCCGATTACAACGCCGATGCCGCCGGATAAATCGCCGGTCAGCAATCCCGTCAGCTGGCTCACGTTGTCCTTCAGGGTAGACACGCGGCCATTCATGGTCTGGCTCTGGGTGTCCATGCTGTTGTAGTAACGCCCGCCCTCTTCGGAAGCAGCCTGCAAAGCCTGCGTCAGAAGATCATAACTGATGGTCATCTTCTGCACTTCAGCGGTGGACTTGCCTGTGTAGTCGGCCAGAATGCCGTATACGTCGATGCCGGCATAAGCAAACTGCTTGATATCAGCCGTTGTAGCCTTGCCGGTGTTGGCGATCTGCTGCAGGTTCTGGGACATGCGGTTCAGCTCGTCGTTGCCGCCGCCGGTCGCAGAGACCGCGTCGCCCAGTGCCATGATGGTACTGCGGGCATAGGAAGCGTTCTCGCCTGCAGAGATCAAGTATTGGTTCGCCTTTGTCAGGGACTCGACATCAAACGGGGTTTTTGCCGCGTCTTCCTGGATCTGGCTCATGACCTGCTGGGCGGCTTCCGCGCTGCCCAACATATTGGTAAAGCCGGTGGTGTATTTCTCGATCTGGGCGTTATACTCGATGCCGGAAGAGATGAACCCCTCTGCGGCACTGAGTGCAGCAGAGCCGAGCTTCGAGAAAATGCCCGCCATGACCGTGCCTTGTGCAATAGCACCGGCCAGAGACTTGCCGGACGCTTTATCCGTGGAGCTGGCAAAGCCATCCATGCCGTTGTTTGCGGCTTTCAGCGCGGTCGTGGTTGCCCTGAGCTGCGCTTCTGCCTGTGCTAACATGGTCTTGAGATTTTTGGTCTCAGAGGACGCTTTGCCGGTCTTGCCCACCGATTCGTTGTAGCGTCTGGTCAGCTCCACTACGGCCTTTGCGGCCTTGCTGTACTCTCCTGACAGCGAAGAAACGGTCTTTTTCGTCTCGGATTGCACATTCTGGATGCCCTGCCGGTAGGCGCTGTCGTCCAGCCCGAGGGTGGCGCTCAATTCAAAAAGTTTCAGGTTCCATCACCCCCGTTCAGGCCATTTTTAATGTGTGCTATCACTTCATCAGCGGACGGCTGCGGCGGCTGTGGGCGGTTTTCCACAAGCCCGGCCACCATGTCGTACCACCGCTCTTCCGCGCCTATAAGGTGCGCCAGAGCGTCCGTCATGTACGCCTGATAGCTGAGTGTGATGCGCTCTTGCCGCAAAGCGTTCAGGCAGTGCTGCAAAATATACGGCCTGCCAAACAGCCGCAGCGCGTCCGGGCTGATGGAAGAAATCAGGCGTCTGTACCCGCCAGCACCAACGGCAGACACCAGAGCAAAAAATCCATCACATCATCGTTGTTCAGCAGCTCTTTTACCGCGCGCATCTTCTTGAACGGGCCGATGTTTTCAACCACCCCGTTTTCATCCACGTCCGGCTCATAGAGCAACGGAAGCAGCTTTGCGGTGGCAGCGGCATTGTCGAACAGCAAGCTTTTTGCCATAGCCTGAATGTTCTTTTTTGCCTGCTCCTTCTTCTTCTGTTCCAGCTCCTCCGGCGTTTCCTCGCCGGTCAGAACCGGCAGAACCTTGCGCAGCTCCATGATCTTGGATTTTTCCAAGACCTCCTCTGCCACATCGGCGATCTGCCAGCAGTGGCGCAGAAACTCTTCATCGGACAGCTCTGTCAAAAATTTCATGCGGTGTCCTCCTTATGCTGCGGCCTTGGGGCTGTAGTACCACTCCATAGGCACGGCGTCGTCACCCATCCGGGGGCAGCCGGTCAAGGTGACGGACAGATTGCCCTTGCCCTTGTCGGTGGTCTTGAGGGACAGGCCGCCGGTGGAGAGTGCGTTCATCAGCTTGACGGCCACAAAGCCGCCGTCGATGGTATCGCCCACCCACCAGATGTCCTTGAAGTCTCCGGTGCTGGCGGTGGGATTCAGCGTCATACGGGGCGTGACTTTCTTGTCACTCACATCCGCAGCGCCCAGCGCCAGCTTGATAACGTCCGTTGTGACGTTCAGGGCGGTAAAGGCCAGCGTGCAGTCGTAGTCCTCGATCTGCATCAGCTCTGCGGTGTTTTTCTGGCAGTTGTCCACATCATCGCCAAGGTCGGTGATGTTGGGCTTGCACTCTGCCGTCACGCCGCCGGAGGTGGCGCAGATGATGTCTGCGTCCTGGATCTCGGTCGTGCCGGACGGGTCAAATTTGTTCAGCACGACACCGGCATTGATCTGCATGGACTCGAATGCTTTTGCGCTGATCTTGGTAAACTTTCTTGCCATATTGCTCCTTACTCGCAAAATTGCGTGATTTCAAAATTGAGGTATTCGCACAGATACCCTTCAGGCGGGTTGTCGAGGGGCTGTGCCCATGGGGTGCCTTTTTGCAAAAGAATAGCGCCGCCCTCACAGGAAAGCGTTATGCTGTCCTCGAGGGCTGCGCTGATCGTATCTTCTTTTTGCAGGATGGGGGCTCTGCCGCCCTTGCTTGGGTACCACAGCCGGGCGTGGAAGGATGACGTTTCGTTCCACCCACCGGGGATGGTGGGCTTGTAGGTCAGATAGGGCAGTGAAGCGGCAGGAGGGATGTTATCTTCCAGATAGCCCGGGATTCCAAAGCCGTTAAAAAACGTGTTCAGCGCCCGGTTGATGCTCTCAGACGGTCCCATTACGGCAGCACCGCCTTTTTGCACTTGACGGCCCGCAGCCCCATGCCGGATTCCGGCGGGGCCTTGCCCTCATCTGCCGCGCTGGTGATCTGGAAAGTCTGCCCGTCGCTCACCCGCTTGATGTAGTCCGGGAAAGCCAGCGGAACACCGGTGCCAACAAGCAGCGTGTAGGTGGATGCTGTGTCTGCCTGCTCTGCCACCTGAGCTTCCACGGTGGTATCGTGACGCTCCACGGCCTCAAACTCTGGGCCGTCCTTCCAGCCGGACACAAAGCCGCCCACGCCGTCCGGCTCATAGCTGCGGGTCTGAAAACGGTATTTTTGGGTAAAGCTCTGCATCACGGTGGATGCAGTGAACGGATTGACCATGTCACATCTTCCTCCAATGATTGATCTCGGATTTATAGCGGGTCTTGCCGTCTGCAGGCAGGCCGTCCGCGCCTGTAGCCATCGTGCCGGACCACCCGGCAAAGGACTGGGACACATACACGCCTCCGGCCGGGAGCGCCTTGTCGTATGCGTCGATTTTTTCAGCCAGCGCCACGAAGTCAGGCGGCACACGCATGGGCTGCACCGTGCCGTTGAAGGTCTCGGCGGTCAGATCGCCGTCCCCGGCCTTGTGCACGCCGTCATTGAAGATGGATCCGCACACGAGGAAATACTGCCCCGGCACTACCCCGGCGGGAACGGTGTCCGGCTCAAAGATGAACTCCCCGGCAACGGGGTCATCCGCCCGGTCAAAAAAATTGTGCGTGTAAACGCACAGCTCAGGGACGGTCATGCAAAGTCACCTCTTATTCTCGCCCGGTGGATTCAGAGGCGGCCACAGCGGGCTCGGTGTTGGACGTGCCGACGGTCACGACTGCGATGCCGTCCAGATACTCTGCCCACAGCTTCATGCCCATGATGGCATAGTTGGTAGTGGTGGCGTTCTTGTAGTTGTACTCGGTATGGTAGCCCAGCAGGTTGGTCTCACCGGAGACGGTGTAGTTTGCGCCCATGGTGGCATAGTCCCGGTCTGCGGGATCCACGTAGTACAGGTCGATGTTCTCCACGGGAATGGCAATCACCTTCTTCTGCTCGATGTAAGCATCGGGCAGAAGGAAGAGGGTGCTGTAACCGAGGAAGTTCTTGACGTAGTTCAGGCCGAACTCGGTCTGAACGGTGATCTCCTTGTCGCCCAGGTAGTCGTAAAAGTCCATGATGTTGGCAAAGCCCACGACCTCGGTTACATCCAGATTGTCGTTGGCAAAGCGCTTCAGGACTGCGCCCTTTGCGATAGCCAGAGCACGCTGCCAGGTCTTCTGGGTGCCCACCAGCTTGCCGGTCTTGAGGAAGGTGTAAAAGTCGGTCAGAACTTTCTTCTGTAGCTCATTGCGGAACGCAGTATCGGTGCGCTCCACGGCCACAGTTGCGCCGTACTTGGTGACGGCTTCGATAGAAACGGCCTTTGCCCACTTGCCGAGCTCGATGTCGTCATAGGCCACAGGCTCGACCTTGGTCTTGGTCAGAGGGATGTCTTCACCCTCGCCCACGGCGGTGCCTCCCTGCAGGCCACCGTCAACGGTTGCCTTGTAGGAGACCAGCTTGGTGCCGGGTGCCTTGCGGATGGGGCGCATGATGCCCAGAATGGTGCGCAGAGCGTCCCAGTTCTTCTGGAACTGGGTAACAAAATCCACCTCGCGAATAGAGGTAGTGATCTGGGAAGCAGTGGTAAGATTTTCGGGTGCTGCCATGTGTTACTCCTTTGCTGCAAGCCCGAACGCTTCAGGGTTGGCCGCAATGGCCGCCTGCCGTTCGCTTGCGTCTTTGATGTTGATGATCTGCTCTTTGGTCATTTTGGAGCCGGTGTTGGTGGGCGGGGTGTCCACCTTCGCGCCGGTGGTGGTCGTAGTGCCTACGAAGTCGCTCCAATCAGCTTTCAAGCTGTCAGTGTGCTTCTTGGCATCCTTGACCTCACCCTTATCGTCCAGCTCCAGCTTGTCGATATCCTCGCCAGACAGCCGCACGACCCGATCGGCATACTTGTCCAGCACCCCGGCGGACTTGAGCAGCTCCCGGAACTTGGATTCCTTGGCTGCGTGGGTGTCTTTCTGGGTCTGCTGAGCCTTGTAGTCGGTCAGCGCCTTTTCAGCGGCCTGCTTGCCGCCGTTGGCTGCGTCCCGGTCTTTCTCGGCCTGTGTGCGGGCTGTTTTTTCTGCATCCAGCTGGTCCTTGAGTTCGTCTGTCTCCTTGTGCAGGGCGTCCAGAATGGCCTTGGCCTTGTCATCGTTGGAGGTTTCGGTATTCTCCAGAATCGTTCGGATGTCAGCTCTTTTGAGTGCCATGTGATAGTCCTTTCTGCCCTTGCTCGGGCTGCCATGCTTGGCAATAAGGTTTATTTGCCGGACGTGCTGCCGGTGTGGTGCCGCTTGTGGGGCTTGAACCCACGGCCCCCGGATTAAAAGTCCGGTGCTCTGCCAGACTGAGCTAAAACGGCATAAAAAAGCGGCTGACGCTGTGCGCCAACCGCTGAGTATTAAATTTTACGGCTTTGTTTCCACGCTTGGCAAAACGTCCGTGTGAAAATAGAGCTTGTAGTGGTACGGGTCGGTATGGGTGCCGGTGATGTCCTCTACCACATACATGGTGTAATTGTTCAGGTAAACATAATTTTTTCGGTATGTGTTAGGCCCTGTTTTGACGGTGCAGACCAGCTCATTGTTTGAGTTGTTGGAGATGGACATGTAACCCTCGGCTTCCATGATCACCTTGTCTGTACGGGCGTTGTAGACGGTTAGCTTGCGCTCGCTCTCGAAGTAATCCGCCTGCTTGGAGATGTTGGCATTGGCCTTGTCAGCCTCAGAGCAGCCGCACAGAAGCAACACTGCCAAAAGCGTAATTGCTGCAAAAAACTTTTTCATGTTTATTCTCCTTTGCGAAAATCCAAGCATTCTTTGATAACAGCTACCTCTTCTTTGCTGAATATCGGCTTATCCGCGTCAACCGATACTGTTATCTCAACCTTTGCTCTGCCCTCGCCATAAACCAAATTGCAAAGGGCTTGCAAGTTTTTAGTGGCTTCTTTTCCTTCCTCTAAAAGCTTTTTCCTCAGCACTTCTTTTTCTCCGCAGCTCTCGATTGTTAAGAGCTTCTTTTTGGTTTCCTCAATATCTTTTTCTGCCTGTTCTGCAATAGCAAGTCCTCTTTCTTTGAGAAAACAATGCATTGTGAGCAAATCTTCAAGTTTCTCTTTTTCTGTCATGTTATTCTCCCTTCTCCGCTTCTTCCACCGCAATCTCTCGCAGCTCGTCAATGTGTTCTTCCACCGCCGGGCGGAGGAACGGTCGTGGGGCCATGCCCCGGGTAAAGTGCCACTTGCCGTTGAAGTCCTTCCAAACCCACGGCGTTTTGCGTCCGTTGCCGTTTGTGGCGTGAACGCCTGTGCCCAGCTCAACATCAAAATGTTATCGTAAAGGCTTTTTATCCTTTACCTCTTACAGTTTGCTATCCTGTAAGTTCGGCGTAC